TTTGTGAGCTGATAAATCAGCATCAATATCTAAAGCTCTAACGATTCCATCGACTGGTATATGGTCAGAACTGCCTTTAGCAAGGTGGCGAGCGTCAGCAATCCAGCCGTCAGACTTCCTATCGCGATCAGGATAATCATCATCGATTTGTTCCCGAAGTTGAATACCTGCTGCGCATAATTTAGCCATTAGCCGATAAGAAGTTTTGCTTCTTCTTCAGTAATGCCAAGACGATTTAATAAATCAGCTTTGGCTGCTAATTTGGTTTCGGCTTCTGCCATTGCTTTTTCTTTAGCCAATCTAGCTTCTGCCCAACTGTCCAAAATCGCGTCGGTTTCAGCCTTGCTCAATTCAGTATAGCCATCTTGGTCGCTGCCTACTCTCAATCCCTCAGAATTTTCGGCTTTGATAATTGCTAACATTTCTTGTTTTGTAGTCATTATGCCTGTGCCAATCCATAAACGGCAACTGTGCCGCTTATATTGCTTGAAGATGATTTTAATATAAAACCAATTGGCGATCCACCAGCTCCGTTTTGGGCTTGAATGATATACATTTTGTAACCGATTTCAGAATAATAAAAACCTTGGCAATTTAAATAAGTATTATTATAATTTAAGTAACCTGAACCATAAGTATTTAATGCCAACAACCAAAAATCGTCATTCGGATTATTAACAATAGCTGGAGTAGCGTTATTATCTGAGTATTCTAATGTGGCACTCTTATAATTTGTTGCTCTAGTGGCAGGGCCAGAAGTCCTCAATTGCATATGCAAATCGTTTGCAAGAGTTGATGCAGTTACAGATTCAAAACTTAAGAAATAATTTGTATAGGAAGCACTAAAAACATTATCAAAAGTAGTTCCTGTATTTGCAACGCTACTAAAAGAAGCTCTTTTGACTAAAACTAATCCACTTCCAGCAACAGTTTTCCATTCAGGGGCGGTTGCGCCAGAATTAACTGCAAGAACTTGATTAGCAGTTCCGAGCGAGAGTTTTGTAAAAGTATCCGCGCCCGTTCCATAAACTAAATCTCCAGCGGCGTCAAAGGTTGTTGCGACTGTATTAGTTACTACTGGAATCGGGCCAGTTCCTGAAGCGACTGAAATACCAGTTCCAGCTTGAACTTCAGTAATATCTCCACCAGCCGTCCAAGTGAAATCTAAATCTGTGTTGGAAGCTTTACTTAATATCTGTCCAGTTGTTCCACCTTTGAGATCAACAAATGAAGTATCTACTCCATTGCCCAAAGTGCGGATGGCAGCTGCGCCATCCTTTACTAAATCTGTGTCAGCTGGGGTTGTCCAGCCAAAATTACTTGTCGTTGGCATTTAGTCTCCTATGCAACTATTGTAGCGTTGAGCCAGTCCAAAGTCGGGCTTATTGTATTCCAAGTCTCAGTCGCTGGGACTGAGTTCCATCTAAACGCCTGAAGGCTGAAAGCGATAGGCGAAACATTTAGAGTTAAGTTGAGCTGATTAAGGCTCGCAGTCCAAGTCCATCCCTCGACAAATCCTTGGAATTCACCGCCTACCATATTGGCTGGCAAATTGATGATATTCAGCGGTTGGCCCATAAATACGCCAAGAAGGTTATCTCGGTCTGAGTTGTCGATTTCACCGCTGGCTATCGGGAAAGTTATTTGGCGTAGGGCAAATTGAGGATAGGCGCGGATAAGTAGATAGAAGGCTGCCTGAGCTTCGGCGTCGTGTTGATGCCTAAGAGTTGTAGATATTGTGCTGGCTAATTGGCCGTAAAGGGATATAGAAGCTGCATCTTCATCGCTTACTTCTGCGTTGCCAGTTCCATAGCCGACTGTTATTGCGTTGCGAACATCGCCAGCGCGCTTGACTATTGAAAGAGCTGGGCCAATGGCGTGATTGCCATCGAGATCAACATAGCCGTTAGTTGCAAGGTATTGTGATCTATGGGTTGAATCTGCATAGCCAATTCGACCCTGAGAATCCTCATATAAATAACCAAGGCCGCTAGTCGCAAAGCGAGAAGCAAGGTTATAAACTGTATCATCCAAATTATTCTCCGAGTGCAACTCATAATCCCCCGGAGTATCAATTTCACCTAAACCGCTATTTTCTGCATCCTGCCATTGAGTAGTCGGGTCATAGCCGTTCCAAGTTTCGGCAGCTGGGACTTCATTCCATTGGTCAAATAAGACTGTGCTAAGAAGTTCTTCAATGCGGTCTCCATCAAATTGATGAGCAAAGTTGCCAACATAGACGGCGCGATTAAGTCGAGCCAAAGCTCCTACTGCAACTATTTTAATTTGTTGGCTAGTAGCAGTTGAGCCAGAGGTCTGGACTGTAATACCTAAATCAGTAATAAAACCGCCAAATAGATTTAGATAAGTTGCAGCGGAATTTTGAACCTCAATAGTAACTGCATCATTGATTTCATAAGGAACTGATGCCTCAGCCGTTTCGATAAGAGTTAGATTGCAATAACCTGCAACTGGCTGAGAATAAATATCTGTTCGACCAGAAGTAATAGTTAGTCCGCTAAGAGTCGCGCCAGTAACTGTTGATCCATTTACTTTAACGCGATAAACGGGATTCCAAGCGGTCATAGAAGTAGTTGCTCTGTCCCAGCGCCCGTTCTGCGACCTGTGTTATTTAGCGCTGAAACGACTGCTCTAGTAAAGCCTTCTTCATCTATGGCTGACGGCGCATTTACATTAATTACGACATTGCCGCGTTCTTCGGCTTGTCTAAAGCCAGCGACATTAAAATTTGAAGGAATGGCATTACCACTTGGGACTAGAGTTGATGGAGCGCTAACTGCTGATCCTGATGGAACGCTTGGTGTAGTTGAAGGCTTAGGAGCTGATGGGATGCTTGGGCTTGGAGCAGAAGCAATTTTCGGAAGTGTCGAGCTGCTTGGAGTGCTAGGGGCTGAGAATGATGGCTTAGAAATAGTAGCTACATTAGGCAAAAGTGGAACGGCATTATAAGCGCGGATAAGAACATTTATTGCATCAATGGCAAAATTGACTGCGCTCTTAATGCCATTAACTACTGCGCCAATTACATCCAAAATGCCACCAGCAACCTTGCCGATAAAGCTAAGTGCTCCGCCAAGGTTATTAATCAAGACCGGAACTACGAAATCTTTAATAAAATTATAAAGAATAGTTAATGACTCTTTATTTCTAGCAATAGCATCGGTAACTGGCCTGAGTGCTGCATCCTTAAATTCAATAAATTTAGGAATAACTGTGTTAATAAAATAATCTAATAACCTTTGTAGGGTAGGCAATAAAGCAGATCCTACCGATTCTTTAGCTTCGTCAAAGCCCACTTTAAGTCTTGCTATTTGACCTTCAAAGGTATTGGCTTGAACTGTTGCTGCACCACCAAAGGTTTCGGCTAATTGCTTTACTGTGCCTTCTAATCCAAGGGTTTTAATTTCGGCAGTTGATAAGCCAACACCTAAACGGCTTAGAGAGCTAGTATTGCCTTCGTAGGCTTTACCCAAAGCATTAGATACTGTTTCAACACTTTTGCCAGTAGCAGCTGAAATATCTAAGGCTAGGTTCAATAAATCTTGGGACTTTGTTACTGATCCTGTGGCAGTTGCTAGGCGCTGAAGTGCTGGGCGCAATTGGTCATCAGCAACGCCAGTAGCAAGAGAAGTCTTAAGTATCTGCTCCTCGACTGCTGAAATTTGCGCATCGGTTGCAGCAGTAACATTCTTGAGAGCATTGGCTAAACGAAGCTGAGCAGCCTCATCTTCAATAGCTGCCTTAACGCCATCAACGGCTAACTTGACTGCATAAGCCGCTGCTGCTGCCGCTGCTGCTGCAAAGGCTGCTGCTGCGACTTTGCCGAACTTCTCTAACTTACCGCCAAAGCCTTCAACTTCTTTAGAGCCAGTATCAAGATTTTTCTTCAGGTCAGCGACATCAGCAAGAATCGAGAGTTTAAGTGTTCTACTGCCAGCCATTACTTATCCCACTCTTTCAATATCTTGGAAAATGCTTCTTGCCATTTCTTAATCAATTCAGGCTGAATCTTACGAAGGGTTGGGTAGATAAAGTAGCCAGCATTGCCGCGACCTTTGCTGGGTGTTCTTCTCGGGAACTGACGCAAGCGATTAGATCCAAATTCATAACCCGCCCAGAGTTTTTGTGTGCTACCGCCACCAGAAAAGCGCTGACTAGCAAATCCGTATGAGAACTCTCCGATTTTGGAGCTTGCCGATACTTTGACGCCTGTGGTAATTCTTCGGACGGCTTCTTGGCCAAAGGTTCTGGTAAGTCCATAGGCTTTAATTTCGTTGGCTGCGTAAGTAGCCAGCGCGCTAGATTCTCGTTTAGCTTGGCTAACGGCTTCATCATCCATCGCTTTAAAAGCGGTAATGATTGAGCGGAGCTCGCGTTTGTCGTAACTGATTGGTAACTCATCTGCCACCGCTACGCTCCTTTAATATCTCTATCGCCGTT